CCTTTGGACTGTCTGGGATCTTAAAATGGCGGAGAAGGAGACCGCCAGAATTGGAATGTAATCAGAGTGTTGCTGGGCTTGTCCCGCCATTTATCCCACCAGCACGCCATCCGTTTTCGGACGCTTTCTGCCGCATCCGATCGAACTTTTCTACCGTCTGGGCGTACCAGAACACTTTCCGACCAATCCGGGTTCCTTCAGGAAATCTCCCGCTCTTAATCATCCGGTAAAGCGTGGTCTGCGATATTCCGAGGGCCTCGCACGTCTCTTCTTTCGTCAGGCGTTTAAGCATCGTTTCTCCCTCCGTGTAGTGATGACCGGGATATCCCACGATTCCGGCAGTTGCAGATCCAGTTCGTTCTCCGCCAGGTCGTAAGCCTTGAGGTTATGAACCGCCTGCTCGTGACACGTGCTCACTTCCCATGGTTCGAACGCGTCCCTGATGGTGTTGAAGAGCGTGTTCATGCCTTCACGCGCTTTCTTAAGTTCCGGGTAGAGAATCCGCTTGTGGTTCAGCCAACAGTTGAACACAATCTGGAAGTGGCGGTTCGTCTCAGCGATGACGTTCCGCATTTCCTCCGGATCCGTTAACTGCCGTGAAAGAATCCAGCTGATCACGAGGTAAACCTTGGTTTTACTCATGAAGCGCCGCACGTGCGATTCTTTCCCGCAGCTATGCCGCAAGACATCCATCGGGAACAAGAAGTCGGTCGCGAATCCGTCCAGCATCCCCTGATCCCACGTCTCAGCCCGGATCAGCATATTCACGTGCTTCTCCGCGGATTGCCACGTGACTTTCTTATGCCACTTCTTCCTTGGCTTCTTACTGGATGGCATGATGCGCTTCTCCCATCGCTTCCTGAATCATGGCAATTCCCTTCTGGAGCCGCTCGAACGCTTCTTTCGAAATCACGTAGTCATCGAGATTGATTGAGAGTCGCAGCGCTTTGGCGGGTTCGGGCTTCTCTTTTTCTTCCTTCATTTGATCCACCCCTTAGCCCGCGCTTCCTTGTAAAGATTCTCCACCTCTTCCTTGGGGAGCTTCATGAAACCTTTACTTATCCACTTATCAAAAAACCGAAACTTTCCTTCTTCATCCAGACGCCAGAAATACATCTGATCCGTGAAAAAATCCAGCGATTCGCAAATGGTGTTGATCGTCTCTTTTTTGGCTTCCTGACGCAGGCGAAGTTTGGCTTCTTCGCTCATATCTTCATATTTAACTTTGCTGAACATAATTAATCCTCAAAGCTGCGAGCGGCAGGGCTCAGCGTCCGCCCGGTTATTTCCTGAACCTGTTCTGGTCTTATCCAGACCGTAGTACTGGTTGCACCTTCCATTCCCGAAGTCGGCTCTTCTTACCCTATACAGATGGCCGCGTCCGTTAAGGTCACCCACGGTATAAGGAACAGAAAGATGATGATGGTATCCAAGGGCTACAAAAATGTCGCCAACCCGAAAAATCGGATCGTTGATGGAGCCAAAAACATAAACCGGTGTCCCAAACCAATGGAGGCAGCCCAGGCGAGACTGCATTTCCGGTCTGCCGTTTTCTACATGAGCAGACCCGCGAAAGTTTTTAAGAAGTTCATCCTCAGCCATTTCTCATCTCCTCACCAGTTCTTCCATTCACCATTGCCCTGATAGTCACCGTGGAGCATCCGGGCGGCTACCGTAGCAAAGCGCTTAGCGCGGCCGTACTCTCGAACAGCGACCTCATCGGCGATCGAGTACGAGCACTCATCCGCCAGATCAAGGATCAGTCGGGCAAGAGACGCAATGTCTTCTGCCCAGGGGTTCGGCGCCAAAGCTTCAACCCATTCATCCCAGTTCCTAGGATCCCGGACTTCGCCCATGTCGATCGTTCGCTGAACATCAAGCTCGCTTTCCTCAAAAAGGTTGAATCGGCACTCTGGATACATCTTGAGATACTGCAGATACCACCGAGCCTTCTTGAAGTCCTGCTCAGCCTTGCCTTTGTACGGAGCACGGATCACGTACTTAAAAATTGAGCCGGTGTAGAAATCCAAACCTCGGATTAACTGGACCGGCTCAATCGGGAAGGTCGTGTAGTGCGACGGATGATCAATCATTTCTTTTTCTTCTGTCATGGGTGAATCTTTTCTTAGAAGGGGATGTCTTCGTTCACGAACGTATCGTGTGCCGGCGCTTCATCTCGCTTGGGAGACTCGAACGATTCGGCTGCGGACTTCTTCTTAAGCGTGCGGTCCGACAGAGTCTTCAGCCGGGCGTCCACTGCCTTTGCTTCCGGAGCCTTCTCGAGAATTTCCCGGGCGTTCATGCGGGTGTCGGCGTCGAACGGCGTGAGGAGCTCCATGTGGAACGGGTACTTCTCATCAGACGGATCATTCACTCGCTGAAGGATCACGCCGATCTTCTTTCCTTCGAGATCATGGAAGCGCTCAACGTCCTGAGAGTTACCGTTCGAGTACTTAATGACGCCCAGCGTGGAAGAGATCGAACGCTTACGAAGAACCGTCATCACCGCGTCCACAATCCCTCGAGCGAAAGAGTCAGATCCATCCCGCTTCGTAATGCACATATTCAGACGAGCGGACCGCCCGTCGTTCGCGAAGAAGTTGAACACCATGAAGCCGGCACCCGACCTCGTGGTGTAGTAGTACGCGTCATGGAACTGACCGATATAAGCGCCGGATTCCGTGATGGCACTGGGGGCCCGGCAAGATTCCTTGGCGCGATCCGCGTTAAGAGTGAAGTCCATTTGTTTTCCTTTTAAAAATGGGGATTACTTGATTCGAAGAGACGCCGGACCGGTCACCAGCTTGGCACCCGGGATACCAACGCCATCCTTCAGCGCAATCTTCATTGCGGCTTTGCTGAGTTCTTTCTTGACGATGTAGAACTTCTCAGGGATCTGCTTCTCGTCGTAGATAGAGACGGTCGGCATACCCTTGGCAACCGATACCTTGCAAAGCGGGTTCTCGGCTTTGACGAGTCCGTTCTGCTGCATGTGCTGAAGGGCATAGGACTTCAGCCAATCAGCGCGTGAATTGAGGGATTTGGCTCGGGCGGAAAGCTGAGCAGACGCTTCCTTGCATGCCTCCGCGTTAGCCTTGAGTTCCTTGACGTAGAGACCGATACCGCAGATCTTCTCTTCGAACTGTTCGTGAAGAGCGTCGATCTGGGCGGCCGCTTCGGGGAGAATTTCACCGGTATCTTCATCAACCGGAAGGTTTTCGAAGAGTTCCCGGATACTTTCATCAAGCTGATACAGCGTTAGTTTTGTCGCCATTGGTGACTCCGTAGTAAGTGCAGATAGCTTTGTCGACAGCAGCCAGGTCGTTCTCGATTTCTGCCGTTTCGAACATCCCCATAGGAGACTTGACGGTGTCTGAACCTGAGTTCTGGGTGCTGAAGTAGTACTGGCCGTTCACAACGTGAGTCCGAAGAACAGTTGTGAACATGCCCTCGACCACGATCTTGTCGTCGAGGAGCTTTCCCAGTGTTTTGATCTTGGTGTTGCCGAATTCGTCGGTAGTGGTGTGAGCGAGGATGTAGACGCGCTTGTCTCCATCGAGCTGAGAGGCGGCCTGGCAGATATCAAAGCCGGCACCGCCGATCGCGTTGAACTTGTCGAATGACTTCTCATCCCGCCGAGCCATATACATGTTGGCGAGGATGTACTGCCAGTCATCAACCACGATGATGTCGGCCTGAGACTTTTTCATAACCGACACAATGATCTTGGGATCATCTGTGACGTAGATGTTCCCGCCATTGTTCCCGCTTTTGGTGAATTTCCTCTCGAACCAGCCAGTGGGCTTGAAGGGGAGTGGTTTCCTAGTCGGCTGAATCAGAAGCGTTCTGGACGGATCCAGATTCCTCAGACTCGCTGTTTTGCCGGTGCCGGATTCGCCAAGAATTAGTGTTGCGTAACTCATTGCTTCTCCATAAAGATCCAACTTGAAAAAACCGACCGTTGTGTTTCAGTAATGCGGAGCGGTTTTTCGTTTTTATCCATCGCAGACCTCAATTGATCGAGAACTCGAGAATCCCAAAGAAGGACAGGAGCACGGCCGTGATCAGGAAGAGGGAAGCGAGCGAAATAGCTGCTTCAGCGATCCAGAGAAAGATTTCCCGGGCGGAGTCTTCATGCACCGTCAGGTTCTGAGTCACTTCGCGTTCACGGAGATCAGACTCGTACTGGTCGTAATCGGCGGTTCTGTAAGCCATGTCTTTTCCCATGTCTGTCTCCTGTTAATCGATCAGCTCGCACTCGGCGGCGGGCTTGCCATTGATATCCGCGATATCGGAGGTGATGCTGAT